GAAAAAGAAGAAATGGAATATGCTACTAAAGCAGAACTTTCTGAAATTAAGGCAATGATTGACGAAATCAAAGCAATGATTGAACCTAAAGAAGAAATGAGCGAAGAAGTAGTAGAAAATACTATTAAATCAGAAGAAACAACAACCAAAACGGTTTACGCATCAGAAGAAGAAGAATTATCTGCTGAAACACCAGTAGAGAAAATTACTCACAACCCTGAAGCAGAATCTAAACCAAACTTAAATCTATACGCACAAAAAAGAAATATGACTACTGCGGATAGAGTATTACAAAAAATAGCAAACATTAAAAAATAAATTTAAATTATGGCAACTACAACAAGTATCACAACTACTTATGCAGGAGAATCAGCAGGACAATATATCTCTGCTGCTCTTTTAAGTGGTTCAACTATTGAAAACGGTGGAATTACCGTTAAACCAAACGTAAAGTTTAAAGAAGTAATCAAAAAAGTAGCAACTGATGACATCGTAAAAGATGCAGGGTGCGATTTTGACCCAACTTCTACTATCACACTTACAGAAAGAGTTTTACAACCTGAATTTCAGCAAGTAAACTTACAACTATGTAAGAAAGATTTCCAAAATGATTGGGATGCTATCTCTATGGGATATTCTGCATTTGACAGTTTACCTCCTTCATTTTCTGATTTCTTAATTTCTCACGTTGCTTCTAAAGTAGCACAAAGAACTGAAACTTCTATCTGGGAAGGTACAACAGCAACAAACGGACAGTTTGATGGATTAACTACACTACTTGATGCAGATGCTGCTCACACAGGTGGTTCTAAAATTGCAGGAAGTGCGGCAATTGGTGCAGCTTCTACGGTTATTACAGAATTAGGGTCTATTGTAGATGCAATCAATTCAAATATTTACGGTGGAGAAGATTTAAATATCTATATTTCTCAAAATATTGCACGTGCTTACGTAAGAGCATTAGGTGGATTTGGTGCAGCAGGATTAGGTGCAGCAGGTACAAATGCAATGGGAACTCAATGGTGGAATAACGGAAGTTTAACTTTTGACGGAGTTAAATTATTCGTAGCTAACGGATTAGCTGATAACACAGCAATAGCTGCTGAAAAATCTAACTTATTCTTTGGTACTGGTTTACTAGCAGACCACAACGAAGTAAAAATTATTGATATGGCTGACATTGATGGTTCTCAAAATGTAAGAGTTGTAATGAGATTTACAGCAGGTGTACAATACGGAATTGTAGAAGATATCGTATCTTACGGTATCTAGTAAAAAAGATTAACTAACTTAAGGGGTGGGTAAGCCGAATTTGTGCCTATCTACCCTTTTTTAATATAAAAAAATATGGCTTGTGATTTAACCAAAGGTAGAAAAGAACCCTGCAAAGATGTGGTTGGTGGTCTTAAAGCTGTTTACTTTACTGATTTCGGAGATTATGGAACGGTAACAGAAACAGACGATGAGATTACTGATATGACAGGAACTTTTGTAGCTTTTAAATATGAATTGAAAGGGAATAGTAGCTTTGAACAAGCTATTACTTCTTCACGTGAAAACGGAACGACTTTCTTTGACCAAACTTTGACACTTACTTTGAAAAAATTAAGTAAAGAAGATAACAAAGAATTAAAACTATTAGCTTATGGTAGACCACACGTAGCAGTTGAAGATTATAACGGTAATGTATTTGTTATGGGTCTTGAACACGGTGCAGAAGTAACTGGCGGAACTGTTTCAACTGGTGCTGCAATGGCTGACCTATCAGGATATACTTTAACGCTAAACGCACAGGAAGTAAAACCTGCTAACTTTGTAGACAGTCCAACTGCTGCTGACCCATTTGCAGGAATGAGTAGTGCAACTGTAACAGTAACAGAAGGTACAAACTCTTAAACCGAGTTTCATTTTGATAAATTAGGGTGGCTATATGCTGCCCTTTTTTTTGCTTTATAAATAACAAAAAACAAATAATATTATTGTATATATATGATAGTATTAGAAGAAAGTGCATCGTCACAAACAATCAATTTTATACCACGTCAATTTGTAAGCGGAGATAGTTATAATGTAACTATTGTGAATGAAACTACAAACACGGAGGTTTATAATCAAGATACTACTGCAATAACAGAACACTTATACCACAATCAATATAGTGCGGTGTTTCCAGTAAAGCAGGATATTACATACACAATAACAATAACAGGAACTGAAGTAGTATATAAGGATAAAATCTTTTGTACTAATCAAGCTGATGTTACTTCTTATAGTGTTAACGAAGGTGCATTTATTTTTAATGATACAGATAACGAATTTATTACCGTATAATGGATAATTTACATATACTTAATTTAGCTTCATACAATAGACCTAAAATTAGCGAAGATAAAAATCGTGATTGGGTTAATTATGGAGATAACAATGATTACTATTCTTACTTAATTGACCTTTACACAAACTCAACCACTAATAACGCTATTATAAACGGTGTTAGTAATATGATTTATGGTAAAGGGTTAGATGCTTTAGATAGTAGCAGAAAACCTAACGAATACGCTTCTATGCGTTCTATATTTTCTGATAGTTGTTTAAGAAAAATAACACTTGATTTAAAACTATTAGGAGAAGGTTCTATACAGGTGTTATACAAAGATGGTAACGTAGTAAAGGGAGAACATTTTCCACGTCAAACACTACGAGCAGAAAAGTGTAACGAAGATGGAGAGATAGAAGCATACTATTACTATCACGATTGGGCAAACCTAAAAAGAAGTGATAAGCCAAAAAGAATAGCAGCATTTGGATTTGGTAACGGTACAGAACCCGAAGTAAAAATTATAAAAAGGTATGTATCGGGTTACGATTATTACTGTCCAGTAGACTATCAAGGTGGTTTAGCGTACGCAGAACTAGAAAGCGAAGTATCTGATTACCTTATTAATGATGTACAAAACGGTTTTAGTGGAACTAAAGTAGTAAACTTCAATAACGGTGTACCAGACAAAGAAAAACAAATACAAGTTAAGAACGATGTAATGCGTAAATTGACTGGTGCAAGAGGCGAAAAAGTAGTAATTGCATTTAACAATAACGCAGAATCAAAAACAACTGTTGACGATATACCATTAAACGATGCACCTCAACACTACGAGTATTTATCTAATGAGTGTTCTAATAAGTTAATTGTAGCACACAGGGTAACAAGTCCTTTACTTTTAGGAATTAGAACAGAAAACAACGGTTTAGGCTCAAATGCAGACGAAATAAAGACCGCTGCGCTACTTTTTGACAACATAACAATAAAACCATACCAAGACTTAATTACCGATGCCCTAGACGATATATTAGCGGTTAACGGTATTAGTTTAAAACTTTACTTTAAGACTTTACAACCTTTAGCATTTATAGAAACTGATAATGCTATTACAGATGAAGCACGAGAAGAAGAAACAGGAGTAAAAGACGAACTAACATTATCTAAAGAAGAAAGTTTTGATGATAGTGAAATGTTTGATTTACTTAATGAGTTTGGAGAAGAAGAAGATTTAGAAAATTGGGAATTAGTAGATGAAAGGGAAGTAGATTACGACCAAGAAGAAACGTTAGATAAAATGATTGGTTTAGCTTCTACAGGAACTGCAAGACCAAACGCTAAAAGTGAACAAGATGGGGAAGCTGACGATATGCGTTTTAAAGTACGTTATCAATATGCACCATTAAAAACACAAGCAAATAGTAGAGATTTTTGTAAGAAAATGGTAAATGCTAAAAAGATATACCGTAAAGAAGATATTACACAAATGAGTACTAAAGCGGTAAATGCAGGATGGGGATTAAGTGGAGCAGCTACTTACGATATATGGCTTTATAAAGGCGGTGGTGCTTGTCATCATTTTTGGATGCGCAAAACATATATGGCAAAAGACGTACAACCTGATGCAACTAACCCAAATGCAGAAGTAAGCGTAAATAAGGCAAAGAAAGAAGGTTTTAAACCTGAAACAAACGACAAACGAGTGGCTAAACGCCCAAAGGATATGCCTAATCAAGGATTTGTAAATAAATAAGAAATGGCAGAAGCATTATTAATAACTAGAAAAGACGTAGTAAAGTTTACTGCAATGAACGGTAATGTAGATACTGATAAATTTATCCAGTATATAAAGATTGCCCAAGATGTACATATCCAAAACTATGTAGGAACGGAACTTTTAAAGGCTATTCAAGCAAAAATAACAGCGAGTACTTTAACAGGGGACTATTTAGCCCTTGTAACGGACTATATAAAGCCTATGCTGATACATTGGGCAATGGTTGAATACTTACCCTTTGCAGCATATACAATCGCTAATAAGGGCGTTTATAAGCATAGTTCAGAAAACTCTGAAAACGTATCAAAAGAAGAGGTAGATTTTTTAATGGAAAAGGAACGTGATATTGCACAATATTATACGGATAGGTTTATATCTTATATGAGTTTTAACGCAAGTTCAAAGTTTCCTGAATACTACACAAATAATAACGAGGATGTATATCCTGATAAGGATGCAAGTTTTGAAGGATGGGTACTGTAAAATATAAACCAAAACAAGAAAACGTAAATAAGTTAAAACAGTACTTAGCTTATATAACAAAAACTAAAAAAAGTAATTGTAATAATATAAATAACATTAAATGAGTTGGGGTTCTATATATTCTGTTTCTTGGTGGGGAAACACAAACGAAGCAAATGGTTGGGGTATTGTTTATCCTTTTGATTCTGATAAATCATATTTTACAGCAGATACCACATTAGTAACATCAGATACAACTCAATATAAAGCAGACGCAACAGAATTTTAATATATAAAAATGGCACAACAACAAATTAATATTGGAACAACCGCTAATGACGGAACGGGAGACCCATTACGCACGGCATTTGATAAAACTAACGACAACTTTAATGAAATCTATGCAGATGATTTTGTTACAGGAAGTAGGTTAGCAGATGATTCAGTAGATTTTGATAAACTAGGAGCAGAATTTACAACTACCGCAGCAGTAACAACTGCATTAGATTTTGGTTCAGCACAAGTATTCACAAAGACTATGACAGCGGACACTACATTCACTTACTCAAATGTAGGTATTGGAATGGTAAAAGACTTTATTCTAACAGGAGCATTTGTACCCACTTTTCCAGCAGGAACTAAAACAATAGCAGGAACTTATGACGGTTCTGTTTCAAACCTTATTCAAATAGTCGCAGTAGCTAGTGGAGATTACTGGATGTCAATTTCAAAAGCACAATAAAATGAAAGCAAAAGATTTTAACGGAACAATTAGAACTTATAGAAGATTGCCAAATGTTTGGGAAGATGACAACGGTGTACACTTAAACTTTAGAAAAGCTAACCACGCTTCTTTTGGGTTTTATGATGTTGTTAAGCCAAGCTACGATAGTATTAGTCAAAGACTAGGTTCTATTGAGTTTGATAGCGAAAACGAAGTATTTACTTATCCTGTAATTGATATTGACTTTGATGCCACTTATGAAGTATCTACGCCTATTGTAGATGAAGATGGAGAAGCAGTATTAGATAGTGATGGAGAACCAACTTATGACGTAACTACTGAAAGCACTTACAAGATTGACGAATTAAAGTCAGGTAAAAAGAAAGAGGTAAACGAAGAAGCAGGAAGGTTACTAAAGCCAACTGACTGGTATGTAATTAGAAAATCAGAAAGAGATATTGAAATCCCTACTGATATTGCTACCGAAAGAGCGGATATTATTACAAAGGCTAACGGATTTGTAGATGCTATTGATGCACTAGAAACTGTAGAGAGCGTTTTAAGATATACGTTTGCGTATTACCCAAGTGAAGATTTAGTATAATTTAATTTAAGATATGTTAGGCAAAAGAATTATCAATACTGCAACAGGGGCAGGAGCAGCCTGTACAACAGATACAGTTCAAATATTAGATGGAGTACCATTCCAGTCTATTGCAACATATCAATTTGAGAGTGATGCTGATGACTTAACTGGTAATTATGACGGTAATGATAGTAACGTAACGTATGCTACTGGTAAATTTGGTAATGCAGGGGAGTTTAATGGGAGTAGTTCTAATGTTACATTACCTGCAGGAATTAATAAAAACAATAATTTTAGTTGGTCTTTTTGGGTCAATTTTGATAGTTTAACTGATTATGATACAACTATTGCTTTCCAAAACACATATAGAAATTATTTAGATATTTTAGCTAATGGAACTCTTCATTTTTATGATGGTGTAAGTTTAAATTCGCCTACAGGAACTGTTACTACAGGAACTTGGTATCACGTTGTTATAACTAAAAGTTCTTCTACAGGAAGAAAAATGTACTTAAATAATTCTGTAGTTGCAAGTGATTCAGGCACAACTAATTCTATTAGTGGAGGTGGACAAAATATGATAGGTGCTTATAATAGTGGTAGTTCAACCCTTTATTATTTGGATGGCAAAATAGACCAAGTAAGAGTATACGACAAAGCACTTTCAGCAGGAGCGGTAACAAGCCTTTATAATGAAACAGTTGCAACTGCATCTAATAGTTATATAAATCTACCTTCTGGAGTAGCATACTACAAAATGTCTGATGCTACAGACGAAACAGGTTCTTATGATGGGACTGCTAGTAATGTTAATTTCAACGTAGCAGGTAAGTTTGGTAATGCTGCTGTGTTTAATGGTAGTAGTAGTGGAATTAATTTACCGAGTTCTTTAAATGCTAATGTAATTGACGCTACAGGAGCTTTTTCTATCTCTATGTGGATTAATGCAAATGACATAAGTACTATTCAATATTTATTTTGTGCTAATACTACTAATAATATAGATTTAGGTATAAATTCAGACAGTCAAGGAGTAGGTAAAATAGTTTGGACAGTTTATAATACAAGTTATTCTTATTTAATTTCAACAACAACGATTACAACAAATACTTGGTATAATATTGTTGTTACATATAACAATGGTTCAAGAGAATTATTTATAAATGGTGTATCGCAAGGAACTGCAACGAAAACTTTAGTAGAAAGTAGTATAGAACCAACGTTGGGTTATAGAAATACAGGTGGTTCGGTTCGTTTCAACGGCAAAATAGACCAAGTACGCATATTCGACAGAGCAATAACATCAGACGAAGTAGAAACACTTTATAACGAAGTACAGTGTATTCCTACTATTGTACCTACAGATAATTTTGAGCCTGTTATATATGATGGTAATGGTGGTACTCAATCTATATCTTCTTTGGATTTCCAACCTGATTTGGTTTGGATGAAAAACAGAGACCAAGCATTTAATCATAGACTTGCTGATTCTGTAAGGGGTGCTACAAAGTATTTAATAACTAATTTAACTAATGCAGAATCAACAAACTCACAAACATTAACTTCATTTAATTTAGATGGATTTACAGTTGGCTCTGATGCTGGGGTAAATTATAATAATAGTTTACAAGTCGCTTGGAACTGGAAAGCAGGAGGAGCAGCGGTATCAAACACAGATGGAACAATTACAAGTCAAGTATCAGCTAATCAAGATGCAGGGTTTAGTATTGTGAAGTGGACTAACACAGTAAGTGAAGGCAGTATAGGTCACGGATTAAATCAAAAACCTGAACTTATAATAGCAAAGAATTTGGATGTAAGTGCTAATTGGATTGTTTATACAGATATAATTGATGGTTCAATGGACTATTTAAGATTAAATACAACTGATTCCAAAGGAAATAGTGGAAGGACATTACCTACATCAAGTGTTTTTTATTTTGCAAGTGATACTAATGACTACATCGCCTACGCCTTCCATTCAGTAGAGGGATACTCTAAAGTCGGTTTTTACGAAGGAACTGGAGCAGCAGGGAATAGTATTGTAACAGGGTTTAGACCTGCTTTTGTGATGATTAAGCGTACAGATTCAACAGGTAGTTGGGAAATGATAGACAACAAAAGAAGTCCAGAAAACGTAAGAGACAGGGTTTTATTTGCAAACTTATCAAATGCTGAACAACAAGGAGACACTCTTGGTTACTATCCAACAAACTTTTTAAGTAATGGCTTTGAACTTTTACAAGGTAGTAACGGATATAACGCAAACGGTGGTTCATACATCTTTATGGCATTTGCAGAAGAGAACGTACAACCAGAACCAGAGTTAGCTAATAGTTTTAACGTAGTTACTTATACAGGTAATGGTACAGATATAACTGTTAATACAGGTCTAAAACCAGATATGGTTTGGATAAAAGAAAGAACAAGTACTTCAGCTCATAGGATAGTTGATTCCGTAAGGGGTGACAAAAAAAGAATATTTACAAATCTAACCAACGCAGAAAGCGAGGCTGCAGCAGGTGAGGTTCTTCTTGATAACGGATTTCAAGTTGGGGCAGATAATGGTAGTAATCAAAGCGGAGAAGATTACGTAGCTTGGTGTTGGAAAGCATCTAATGACAGTACTATCGATAATGAAGGTAGTATTTCAAGTGTGGTTAGTGCGAATCCTGCAAGTGGGTTTAGTATTGTGAAGTGGGCAGGAAATAATACCGCAGGAGCTACTGTAGGTCACGGATTATCTTCCGCTCCTGAAATGATTATCATTAAAAATTATAGTCAATCGATTGGTCAAAGATGGGTTATTGGACACAACAATATGGCTTCTTCCTCGCCTTGGAATTATTATCTTGAATTTGATACAGGTGCACGTGCGGTTAATAATTCAAGGTCATTCAATGGAACTGCTCCAACATCTTCGGTATTTAGTGTTGGAAATGATACTCAAGTTAATTCTGACGATATGATAGCCTACTGCTTCCATTCAGTAGATTCTTATCAGAAAGTAGGGAGTTATAGTGGAGGTTCTTCAGGTAGTTCAAATGTTATAACTACAGGGTTTAAGCCAAGATTTTTATTAGTAAAAAGAACTGATATAGCAGGAGATGCTTGGCAAATGTTTGATAGTATTAGAGGAGGCGGTGATACATTTGATAATTATCTTCAAGCTAATGAAGCATACGCTGAAACATCTTATTCGTTAAGAGAAGTAAATTTTGCTAATAACGGATTTTATTGGACTAATGCTGAAAGCGGAACAAACATATCAGGAGGAACCTACATCTATTTAGCAATAGCATAATGCAAGATTTGAAGATAGCTTTTACTAATATATTTGCACTTGGGTTAAGTGTTTCAGAAGCAAACCCAGTATTACAAACAGTATCTTTAGTATTAGCTATCGGATATACTATAATTTCAATATATAAAAAACTAAAATAATGGCAAAGATTGATTTAGACGGAGACGGTAAAGCAGACGTTTCAATTAGTATATCACAAATAATTACTATAGCAGTAATGTTTGCTTCTATAATTGGTTCTTACTATACGTTAAGTGCCAAGATAGATACTAATACAGCGGAGGTTAAGAAGCTAAAGTATAACGAAAAGGAGTATACTTGGAAGAATCAAAGGGAATTAGAGAAAGAGATAAGAGAAATAACCTTAGAGATGAGGGATTTTATGAAAGACTTGGAGTATCTAAAGATTGATAAAAAAAGGAAATAAGTTGCTTTTTAAGTGGCTTTTTGTATATTAACAAGAAATATATTACTTATGGATAAGATAAAAGAACTAGCTAAAAAAGGGTGGTTTTTATTGAAAGCACAAATTATAAAGGATTGGAATGGAAACTTATTTAGTAAAGGTAAACTTATCTTTATTGGTGGTGTTTTATTGTTAATCTTAATTGGCTTAATTACAAAATGAACCTTAAATTCTTTTCCCTATCAGAGTTTGATTGTCCTAGTTTACCTAATTCAGGTAAGAATATGGATATTAACTTTCTTTATAAACTTGAACACGCAAGAGAACTTGCAGCAATACCATTTAAAATCACAAGTGGTTACAGAACAGCAGACCATAACAAAACAGTCGGAGGTGTGCCTAACTCAAGCCACCTTATCGGAGTTGCAGCAGATATTGCTGTTGGAAGCGGAAGTGAAAGATACATTATACTTAATGCCCTTATTAGAGCAGGATTCAAACGTATTGGAGTTGCAAAAGGATTCATCCACTGTGATACAGATGACTCCAAGTCAAACTCTGTTTGGACTTACTAATACCGTAGGCAATACCTTATGTCTGACAAAAAGAAATTTAAAGATACCCAAGTAGGACAGTTTCTATTAAAGAAGATACCTGACGTTGTTAATGCAGTAGCAGGAGATACTTTAGCAGGGAACGTAATACAAGCCATTATAGGCGGTTCTGGGATGTCAGAGGAGGATAAGTCCGTAGCACTAAAGAAACTTGATTTAGAGAGGGCTGAGATAGACGGAATAACTCGTAGATGGGTTGCTGATTCTCGTAGTGGTTCTTGGTTAGCTACTAATGTTAGACCATTAACTTTGATATTCTTTTCTGTAGCTTATGTTATAGGTTGGTTTTATGGTTTAGAATTGAACTCAATAACTGGCTTGTTATCTATTGTTATTGGTGGATACTTCGGCTCTAGGGGTGTAGAAAAAGTGTTTGGAGACAAGCTACATAAATAATTTGTTAATAACTTTTAGTTTAAAAAGTTTACATTTTAAAAAAAAACGAAGTAACTTTGGTGGGTAGTGGGAAACTAACTACTTTATTATATATTTTAATTTTTATAAAAATTTAATTAATAAATAAATGTCAGAAGATTTAACAATAAGAAATTTAGCAGAAAAAATTGCTAAAGATTTTCAATTATCTGTAAAAGAAAGAACAGATAGTATTTTAGAATTAGATGCTATATCATATACTAACTTAGGTATAGATAGTACTAAAGCTGAAACAAATAAAGTTAAATCAGATAGTAAATATTTATATAAGTTAATTAAAGGATTTAATGAAACTGATGGTAAACTATTACTAAATCATCTTGATTCGTAAAACAATGCCTAAGACAGCTAAAAAACCGACAAGAAGTAAGCTAGTAAAAAAACTAGACACGGTATTTAGTCAATACATAAGAAGAAGCAATGCGGACAACAATGGATATTGTACTTGTGTTACTTGCAATAAGACTTTCCATTGGAAAGAAATTCAAGCGGGACACTTTATGAGTAGGAAACATTATTCTATACGTTGGGATGAACGTAATGTAAAACCCCAGTGCGTAGCTTGTAATGTATATAGAGCAGGAGAACAATATAAATATTCTATTTTTTTAGGTACGGAACTTGCAAATGTATTATATTTACAAAGTAAAGAATTAGTCAAGTTTACAAATTATGAATTAGAAGATATGATAAACGATTACAGCGACAAGCTGAAAAAACTTACTTGATTTTTTCTTGTATATTGTTCTTTGTTTGAAAGGGGTAGGATTAATTTCTTACCCTTTTTTTTGTTATGTTAATTTTTTTTTATAACTTTGTGATATGGAACAATTTACAAAAGCAGAACTCTATGGCAAGGTACAAGAACTGCAATACGAAAAAGAACAATTACTAAATCAATTAATTTTAACACAACAGAACAATGGCTAAAGAAACAAACATTAACCAGAAGCTGTTTAACTTACAGCAAGAGATTGGAACTATTAGCAAAGATGCTAAGAACCCATTTTACAAATCAAAGTATTTCGATATCAATTCACTTATCAAACAATTACAACCTTTACTTAAAAATCATAGATTACTTTTACTACAACCGATTGAGGAAGATATGGTAGTAAGTAAGTTGATTTGTATTGATGGTACTGGTGGCGTTATAAGTGCTTTAAAGCTGCCAGAAATAAACGACCCACAGAAGTTAGGTTCTGCAATTACATACTACAGAAGATATACATTAGGTTCGCTACTTGGATTACAAGCAGAAGATGATGATGGTAATACAGCGAGTGGTAAAACCGAAAACAAAACAGAAGAGTTAAAATGGCTAAACCCTAATACAGTAGAATACAGTAAAGCGATAGAATACCTTAAAGCAGGTGGCTCAATAGATGCGATTAAAACTAAATACAAGGTGTCTAAAAAAGTAGCTGATGAACTCGCAAAATTGTAAAATAAAAAAAGTATATTACACAACCAATTATAATAACAAATCAATTAAAATAACTATTTATGGAAATTACAGGAAACATCAAATTAATTTTGGACACGGAAACGGGAACGTCTAAAGCAGGAAAAGAATGGGCTAAAAGGCAAATTGTAGTAACTACACAAGAAACCTACCCACAAGATATAGCTATCGACTTTATGGGGGATAAGATTACTCAAATAAATAAGTTTGAGGTAGGAAACCCTGTAACAGTATCAATCAACATTAGAGGTAATGAGTACAATGGAAAGTACTACAACTCTATCAACGGTTGGAAAATAGCTAATCATATAGGAAACGTAAGCAATAGCGAACAGCAACCTGCGAGAGAAGAAACAGCAGATTTATCATTTTAATTTAATTGGGGGTTAATAGCCCCCTTTTTTTATACATATATGAGAAAACTTAGAGAGGATGAAGAATTTCCTTTAGACTTTTGGAATTATTTAGTAAACCCAATAACTGGTTACTATATAAAAAAAGAAGATGAAAATTCATTAAAAATAGAGCGTAAATATAATAAGATGGCACAGTAAGTATGATAGCACAGGCAAAGAAACTACAAGACAAAATATTAGATATAAAGTACGGAAGAGTAAAGGAGGGTTTAAAAATAGGCGTTCCAGAGATTGACGAGTTTATAAGATTTAAAAGAAATACATTAGCAGCAATAGGACACGCAAACGTGGGTAAGACTACAACTCTAATTTATTTTTATGTATTATGGGCAAAGATGCACAATCTTAAATTTTTAATTTGGTCAAGTGAAAATACACCTGAATCAATTTTAAGAAAGATTATAGAGTTTTATATGGGTAAACCTATTCAACAAGCTACTGATACGCTAATTAATAATGCAGTAGAGTGGGCTAATAGTCGTTTTAAGATTATAGACGTAGAGGAATTGTATACATATAAGAGTTTGTTAAAAGAAGCACAACAGATAAAAGATGCGTGGAAATATGATGGTTTACTTATTGACCCTTATAATTCATTATCTAAAGATGCAGCTATCTTAAAAATGGTTGGTAACTCACACGATTACGATTATCAAGTATTAAGTGAATTAAGAATTTTTAGTAGACAAAATGATATACAGGTTTGTGTAAATATGCACGGAGTGAGTTCGGCATTAAGACAAGTACATCACGCAGGACACGAATTTGAAGGATTAACAAGACCATTAGCGATGAGTGATGCAGAGGGTGGTTCTAAGGTTTCTGCAAGGTTTGATGACATTTGGACTTTACATAGGTACGTTTCCCACCCTACTGATTGGATGTATTCGCATATACACGTACAGAAAATTAAAGAAAATGAAACTGGCGCTAGACCTAGCCCCTACGAGCAGCCAGTAAGTTTAAAGATGAAAATAAATAATGTAGGATTTGAGTTTTTAGGAAAAGATTTAATGCACAATAAACAACCAGTACAAACATTTAAACTATGATAGTAATAGGGTCTTTACTAATAATTGCACTTGTATTTATATTTATAGGGCATAACAAGGGTGCAGATATTATTATAAGTCCTATTAAAGGAATGATGTTTGGATTTTTATATCACAAAGAACAATACGAAGAAGGAAACGAGTACACATTACAAACTGTAATAGGTATAATTAGTATAACCGTGATATGGATAAACCAAGTGAATGGCTCGGAATAGTAGCTAAAAGGCATAACGAGTGGATTAAAATAGTAAATAGCTTTGGCGAGTTTAATTATGCCGAAGATTTTGTACAAGAAATGTATTTGGTAATTTACAAATATGCTGATGAAGATAAAATTATTAAAAATGGTAATGTCAGTCGTGGTTATATTTATTTTACTATTCGCGCTATTTTTTTCCAATATTATAATAGTAAGAAAAGAATTAAAAAGGTTTATATTGATGATGATGAATCTACCCTACAAATTCAAGACTATTCGGAAATGGATGAACAAGTAGCATACAATGGTATATGCCAACTAATAGACGAACATATAGACAATTGGCGTTGGTATGAAAAGAAGTTGTTTACTCTTTACAGGGATTCACATTTAAGCATTAGAGGTATAGCAGCGGAAACTGGTATAAGTTGGGTAAGCATATATCATACTTTAAAAACAGCAAAGCAAGAACTAAAAGAAAAGTTTGGAGAAGATTACGATGACTATAAAAATAACGACTACGAATTAATTTAAAAACTATGGAAGAATTTAAAGGTGATAAGCGTTCAAAGGCTTACAAACAATGGAAGAAGAACCACGCTAATAAAAGCGAAGGTGTAGGAGATACGGTAGAGAAAGCATTTAAAAAGGTGGGCATTGATAAAGCAGCTAAGTTTTTAGCAGGAGAAGACTGTGGGTGCGATGAAAGAAAGGAAATACTTAATCACATATTTCCATACCAAAAACCTTTATGTTTTACAGAGGAAGAATACAATTACCTAACAGGTCGTATAGGTAAAATGAACAAGGTTACGATAGAAGAACAAAAGCAAATACTATCTATATACAATAGAGTTTTTAAAGATAAAAAAGAACTTACAAGTTGTAGTAGTTGTTTCTTAAATGGTGTTTGGAAGAAGTTGGAACGAGTATTTAAAGAGTATTCTTAATGATTAACTGGAAGGAAAAGGATTTGTTTGATTACCTTACTCAATGTTGCTATGAAGATTTAGTAAAAGCAAAAAAACAAATGAGTAGATGGGATTGTTACAGCCCTTTATATTCCCACCGAATAGAGTTAAAATGCAGAGGTGCGCACTATGATACTCTTTTAATTGAAAAGAAGAAGTATGATGCTATGATTAATAAATGCGATGAAAATTTAGATATCCCTATGTATATTAATTCTACTCCAAAAGGTATATATAGATTTAATTTGTATATTGTAAAACCAGTTTGGCAAATACAATACCACAATAAAACAACTCAATTTGCAAACACAAATAAAATACCAAAAGAGATAGCAATGTTAGATATAAAAGATGCGGAAATATTATGAATAAGAAACTAAACAATATTAAGGAAGCAGAGTACTATACAAACTTTAATTTAATTGGGGAGCATATAGTTAAATCTAAAAAACTAAAGCCAAAGAATCAAGCCTTAAACGATATGTATTATGCGTGGCAAGAAGTAGGGTTTTATGTACACAACTTAATTACTAATGAGAGAGCATACGAGCAATCTTTAAGCGAATATAGAAGCGACAAAGTAAGAGCGGTTATACGTGCAAGAGAAGCTGAACAGCAAGTAGCTGAATTAAAAGTACAAATAGATAAACTAAAAACTAAAATCAATGTTGGTCTTTAAAATTATATTAGGATATGGCATTTTAAGATTGTTTGAAGCAATGATAGTAAAATCAATAAAAGAAACCAACGATGAGTGATAGCGTGAAAAAGTATAATGAAATGATTGAAGAAGGTAAATGGTCAACCGATAGTACAGGATATTCATATAACAACTTACCTAAAGACCCAATAGTATTGAGTGTAATAGATAAGTATAAGACACGTTCAAGAGATGGTGTTATAAAGTATGGTACAACTCTTTATGATAGCCCTGATGGCTTCTATTCGTTTCTTAATCATTTGCAGGAGGAGTTAATGGATGCTACTTTATATATAGAGAAACTAAAACAACAAAAATGAAAGAAAGTACATTAGTAAAGATGCAAAAAGATTTAAGATTAGTTCAGCAAGTTGCAGTAGTATTATTAAATAGAGTTGAGGTCTTAGAAAAAAAATTAGAAGAAAAAGAGTAGTTGTTAAAAAAATGTTTATATTTACAAAAACAAGACAATTATGTACGAACAATTATTTTATCAATCTTATACTATTACGGAACTAGAACGAATAGTAAACGACCCTAAACAACTTAATGGGTATCGTAAGAGATGCGAACAAGAATTAAACAAACGTAACGAAGAACAACAAGAAATAACAAGATTATGATTACACTATTAAATGGAGAAACGTGGGGTAAGGAAGAAATACTTACTCAAATGTACTCGGATGAATTTTACTATGGGCATTTAGGCAAACACGCTTTAAGCAGTTCAAGCCTTAAAATGATTCTTAAAAGTCCAAAGACTTATAGGAACGTAACAAAGTATGGTGACCCTAACGGAGATAGTCCTGCACTTGCAGCAGGTAAGTTAGCTCATTGGATGGTATTAGAACCTCACAAAATAGATGAACTACATTTCGTGGATGCTTCCACAAAGAACACAAAGATATATAAAGAAGCTAAAGAACAATATGGGGAAGTATTCCTAACAAAAGAAAGAAGCGCAGCCGAAAGATTAACAGATGCAGTTCTAAGAAACGAACACTCTTTAAAACTATTGAACAAATCAGAGTTTGAAGTTCCTGCCATTGAAATGCTGGAGGGATTACCATTTAGGGGTAAAGCAGATATTATACAGGGAGATACAATCATAGACTATAAAACTACCGCTGAACTATCAAGTTTTAAATGGTCAGCTGATAAATATGGTTACGACTTACAGGCTTATATGTATTTAAGATTGTTTAACAAAAAGAAGTTTACATTTTTAGTTATTGACAAGGGAAGTACTGATATAGGAATATTTGAAACAACAGAAGAGTTTATAGCTAAAGGAGAACAAAAGTTTTTTCAAGCAATAGAAAACTATAAGTACTTTTTTGAAGAAGGTAATGATTTAGACCAGTATGTAATGAGAGGAATATTATGATTAATCTCTACAATCAAGACTGTATGGAGGCAATGGCAGGGTTTGAGGATAATCAGTTTGACCTTGCTATTGTTGACCCACCCTATGGTATTGGATTTGGAGAATTTAACAGAACCAATAAAACAAGTGATGGGACAAGAGTTAAAGCAAATAAGTATAAGCATAGTAATTGGGATGATTCAATTCCAACGGATAAATATTTTATAGAATTAAAAAGAATAAGCAAAAATCAAATTGTTTGGGGTGCTAATTATTTCCCCTCATTATGGATTAATGGTTGTAAGGGTTTTATTTTTTGGTATAAAGGGAATCCTGTTCCAAACTTTTCAGATGGTGAATTGGCTTATACAAGTTTTAATAAAGTGGCAAAGCAATTTTATTATAGGTATTATGGAAATTTAGAAGGTAATACTTCATCAAGTAATAAAATACACCCAACTCAAAAACCTGTGGCATTATACGAATGGATTCTAATGAATTATGCCAAAGAGGGAGATAAGATATTAGATACTCATTTAGGTTCGGGTTCAATAGCAATAGCTTGTCATAATTTAGGATATGATTTAGAAGGATATGAATTAGATAAAGATTACTATATTGCAGCAAAGAAACGATTACAAGACCATCAATCACAATTAAGGATGTTTTAAATGATTAAAGAAGAAATAATATAACAGGAACATATGAATAAAGACCAATATGAAAAAAGGTAAAATGTCCTCTATAAGAAGAAAGAGCAATAAGATGTTTAACTATTACGATAAAAATGGAAACATTAAGTTAGAAAAACTAAATAAGAAAGAAACAAAGAAATATATAGAATTGAAAAAAAATGAGCAGATACTATTAGAAGAAAAAAACCGTTTGCCTAAAATTAGAAAAAAGATTAATGGCAAATGGGTAATATTAAAAAGATTTGAATAAAGATATAGTAGAAGAGTTTTACTTACTTGCTTTAATAGATATAGCAAACGGTAAAGATATATCAGAACTTGAGGAGGCTTTAGAGATGTATGAGGAGGTTGATGAGTTTGAAGCCTGTGCAGGAATACTAAAAGCAATACACGAATCTGGATATATGACAATAAGAGAAATAATAAACGAAATAGAAGAAAATGACAAATAAATTAGTACAACAATTAGTAGAAGATTATTATAAACTAAATATAAAATCTAAAACAAGAAGAAGAGAATTTGTAGAGGCTAGGAATATATACTTTAAACTATTAAGGGATAACACCTTGATGACCACAGCAGCAATAGGCAAGACAATGAAGAAAGACCATACAACTGTCTTACACTCCTGCAAGAGAATGAATGAGTGGTTATGCTATGACAAAAAAATACAAAACGATTACAATATTCTAAATACAAGACTAAAGAAAGCGATAGCATCAAACCCTGACTTGTTTAAAGATTCAGTTACAATAGAAGGATTCTATGAGCAGGAATACGAAAGATACAAACAAGATAGCAATTTTAAATATAGAGTGCTAGTAAACAAATACAACTTCTTAAAATCACGTTTAGAGAAGTACGAACCTAATAGAGTTGAACGAGGGGAATTTGATTTAGTTTAACAAAACACTTAAAATCTTATTGTTATAGTATAATTAATAATAATCTTTTTTAATTATGGATAAAAGAAAAAACAATGGTGGGCATACAACAGCAGGGAGAAAGTCCAAAGCTGATGAGGTTGCTTTAATAGAAAAGCTAACACCATTAGAACCATTAGCGTTTGAAGCATTGCAAAAAGGATTAGAACAAAAGGACTTTAAATATGTTCAGTTGTTTTATAATTACTATGCAGGTAAACCAAGAGAAACCAAAGATATTACTATCAACGAGGATTTACCGTTGTTTATGGAGGATTAGGGATAACTAAACCCCTATTCTCTAACCTATATGAGGGTAAAGAAAACAATAGCCTTTTATAAGCTAAAGGAACTACAAAGCAGAATACGAATAGTCAAAGGAGGTACATCAGCTTCTAAGACTATTTCTATTCTTTGTTTACTAATAGACTACGCTATAAAGAATGAAGGCAAAGAAATAAGTGTAGTAAGTGAATCAATACCACACCTTCGTAGAGGTGCTTTAAAGGACTTCTTAGGCATCTTAAAGGGTCTTAATAGGTATAAGGATACCCAGTTCAATAAAAGTACCTTAAAATACACCTTTACAAATGGTAGCTATATAGAGTTCTTTTCAACTGACCAACCAGACAAGCTAAGAGGGGCAAGAAGAACAGACCTATATATAAACGAATGTAATAATGTACCCTTTGACGCTTACAATCAATTAGCAGTAAGAACAAGTGGCACTATATGGTTAGATTATAATCCAAGTAATTTGTTTTGGGTTGAAAAAGAATTAATAGGTAAAGAAGATACGGATTACATTACACTAACCTATAAAGACAATGATGCACTACCTGAATCCATAGTAAGAGAAATAGAAAAAGCAAAAGAGAAAGCAAAGACCTCAACCTATTGGGCTAACTGGTGGAAAGTGTATGGTCTTGGTTTGCAGGGAAACCTTGAGGGGGTATGTATTCCTGACTGGAAAGAGATAGATAACATACCAGAAGAAGCAAGACTATTGGCTTATGGAATGGACTTTGGATATTCAGTTGACCCTACGACATTAATAGCACTTTACAAATGGAATGATGCCTATATCTATGATGAGGTTCTATATAAGAAAGGAATGCTTAACAGGGATATAAGTAGATACCTAACTCAATTAGATATAACAGAAAATATAGTAGCTGATTCAGCAGAACCTAAATCAATAGCAGAACTAAAAGGATATGGTCATTCTATATATGGAGTAACTAAGGGAAGAGATTCGGTAGTATATGGATTGAATCTAATAAACCAAAACGAAATATATGTAACTGCAAGAAGTAAGAACCTTAAACGTGAATTAGCAGGATATGTATGGGCAAAAGACAAAGAAGGAAACCAACTGCAAAAACCTACAGGGGAGCATCCCGACTGCATAGATGCTGCTAGGTATGTATTAACAGACCAATTAGAGAATCCTAACAAAGGAGAATATTTTATATATTAATTTGGTAGTTAAAAAAATGTTTATATCTTTACAGAGTAAAACAAAAACAATTATACAAATGAAAAATAAATCAAACATCAATCAATTTTTAAACTTGAAATTTCAAATTATTGAATCGTTAACAAAACAAGGTTATAAATCAAATTGGACTTATCCAACATTAAAGACCTTAAACATTCATCAAATACATTTCAACGGATAAAACAAACAGGGGGGAAACCCCCTTTTATTAACCAATAATTATATTATGGAAAACAATACAGAGTATATTATGATTAAAAAATTAATTGCTAAAGAAAACAGAAAGCAAGTATTTAAGTATATCTTAGGAGGTGCATTGGCAGGAGTTGGTGGAGCATTAAGTTTGATATTCTTTTTAAATATGTTAGTAGCCTTTGACTGGATTAGTGATGCAATAGTTAGAATCATTGCAGGATTATAAGATGAGGTTAGCCTGTTGGTACGAGCAAATATATGTAGTACAGAAACCCACTAAGCAGGGAGGGTATAAATGCGAAGAGGTTACACTCTATATAGACTACAAAGGAAAGAACAGAATAGAAGGTAAGCAAATAGCCTATAAGCAAAACAGCTTAGAACTAGAGAGTAAAATAGAAGAGGCTTATGAATATGCTTACAAAAGATTTATATTAGGACATTAAGGATTTTCATTTTGATTAGTAGGAATTAGGTAGCAGAGATGTTACCTTTTTCTTTTTATTACCTTTTATACAAATTAGTAATTAAATTATTGTATATATATGAAGATTGAAATAAACGTACCTGATTCATTATCAGAAATTACTTTAGAACAGTATCAGAAGTTTGAAAAGCTAAACACTAAAGAAAATGAAGATACTACCTTCTTACTTCAAAAGATGGTACAGATATTTTGCAATCTTGATTTAAAAGACGTAGCAACAATAAAATACAAAAGCGTACAAGAGATTGTAATGCACTTAAATAAAGTGTTTGATACAAAGCATTCATTAATTCCTACGTTTGATTTAAACGGTGTTAAAATGGGTTTTATACCTGTATTAGACGATATGACATTAGGGGAATATATAGACCTTGACGAAAATTTAGGGGATTGGTCAACAATGCACAAAGCAATGAGCGTATTATATAGACCAGTTACATATAGCAAAGGGCATAAATACCAAATAGAAGAATATACAGGTATGATAAATGCCGAAGCAATGAAACAAGCCCCTTTGGATGTAGTGTTTGCTGCAATGGTTTTTTTTTGGAATTTAAGCAACGAGTTAACACAAACTATCCTGAACTATTTACAGCAGGTAACGGAGAAGGAAATGACTACTCAACAGAAGCAAACTTTGGGACTAAGTGGGGATGGTATCAGTCGGTCTATGGAATCGCTAAAGGCGATGTTACCAAGTTTAATAACATTACAAAACTAAACGTACACGAATGTTTAATGTATTTAGCATTTGAAAAAGATAAAGTAGAACTAGAAAAACAATTAATAAAACGTAAATGAAAGGTTTTTACAATTTAACGGATAAACTAAAAGATGCTTTAATTGCAGAACCATTTGTAAATACAGTTACGTTTGGTAGTTTAGATGATGTAGATTTAAATAAGCAAACTATATTTCCATTGTCCCATATAACAGTAAACAATACAACAGTAGGAAGTAAAACACTTACATTCAATGTATCGATACTAGCTATGGACATTGTAGATATAAGCAAGGAAGCAACTACCGATATATTTGTAGGAAACGATAATGAACAAGACGTATTAAATACACAGTTAGCGTTACTTACTAGAATCATTAATATATTACAACGTGGAGACTTATATACAGAATTGTATCAAGTACAAGGAGATGTAAGCTGTGAGCCTTTCGTGGATAGATTTGAGAACAAGTTAGCAGGATGGGCAGCAACGTTTGACGTAGTAGTACAAAACGATATGACAATATGCGACTAACAAAAACAGAAGCAGCTTTAGAGGCGTTTAAAAACTTTGTCATTCAACAAGCACGTACAAGGCTGTCTAAAGGGCGTAAGAACGTTTCTAAGGAACTTTATAATAGTTTGAAGGGTAACATAAAGGTTATGCCCAATTCTATTGCCTTAGACTTTGAGATGGAGGATTATGGTATATTCCAAGATAAGGGGGTAAGCGGTACGGAAAAGAAATACAATACTCCTTATAGTTATAAATCTAAAATGCCCCCTATTAAACCTTTAGCAAAATGGGCGCAAAGTAAGAACATAAGGTTAAGAGATGAAAAAGGAAAGTTTAAAAAAGGAAGTTACAATACAATAGGTTTTTTGATAGCAAGAAGTATATATAGAAAAGGAATCAAACCAAGTTTATTCTTTACTAAACCATTTGAACAAGGATTTAAAAAACTACCAGATGAACTAATAAATAGTTTTGGCTTAGACGTAGAAGATTTCTTAGCCTTTACATTAAAAGAAGATAGATTAAGATGAGTACAAAAATAAATGTAAGAAGTCCGTTTTATTTAAAGTATGGAGAACCTGCTTTACCTGCGGTTGCTCTTGATTGCGCAACAATTAATTTACAAGGTTTCGCAGTAGACCAATTCGGTAATATTACTTTACCAGATTCAGATTATGGTACAATAGCATCTTATACATCTTCAGCAGGAGATTTTACTGATGGTAGGTTTGCCACAGTAGGAAGTGATACAAGTAGAACAGTAACGTTTTCCATAAGTATACCACCAAACTTTAGTAATGCAGGAGATACAACAATAGACTGTGATGCAACCGCTACACAACCTCAATACGTTTGTACAGGAGGTGTAACACTAAATGGTAGTATTCCTAATCAGTCAATAGATACCGATGGAGATATAGCAACAATAGATTTATCATCTTACTTTACTCAAGGTGTTGCTCCAATTGCTAACTATACTATTACTAATAATTATTTAGATTTATTTACCCATAGTATTAATGGAAACACGTTAACGATAATTGGTACAAGTAGAGGAGGTACTAAAAATATGTATGTAGAGGCGAGTGATGCAGACCCATTAACTTGTAATGCTACACAAACAATACAGATTACTACTACTGCGCAAGTTGCATACACTTGTACTGATGCTTATATTTCAGGTGGTTCTATTTCACAATCAGGTACAATAACAGACCCTACTGTAAACGGAACTATTACTGCGGTAAAAGATTCAAGTGGGGGTAGTACAATAACAAGCTATCCTGCAAACACGACAGGAAGCGATAGGGATGTAACATTATATTTTGATATAACTGTACCAACTGGGTATTCTAATAGTGGTAGTACTGTAGAATGTTCTAAAACATTTTCACAACCTACCGCAGCTTTACCAACCTTTACCTGTGCAATAGCTTCTTTAACAAATCAAGCTGTATATTCATCAGGTGCAATAGTAAAAGGTATTGCAAACGTAGGAACTATTAGTGGATTTACTCCTATTGGATTTGATTCCGTTACAGTCGATACACCAAGAACAGTTACTTACACGATTACACCACCTGCAAGTGGGTATTCTAATAGTGGAGGTTCTGATATAAGTTGTGTTATTACAATGACCCAACCTGCAATAAGACCAACGGCAGGAAATGAATTATGGTACACAGGTGGAGTAGGTCTTGACTTTATGACTAAAGCACAATATCAAGCAGTAGACCCATCAGTTACAACCTTGCAATTAAACTTTAACACTTACGAAGGTGCATTAGAGGCAAATGGATTATATGACCCTAAGAAAAGAATTACAGATAAAGCGGTAGTACCATTAAGGTTTTCTTCTACAATACCTGAAAATCTCGTTAACACTTACGCATTCCACGATAGAGGCTCACTTAATGCGTCATTATGGGTATCAAACAATTATTCTTACTTCAATCCTTCAGGAGGCTTATATTGGCGAATAACTAAGGTAAGAGAAAGTGGTAGTTATATATCTCCTGCATTTTTACAAACAAGTTACTATATGAAATTAGAACCATCAGGACTTATAACAGAAATTTGGTTTGTTGATTGGTATGCAGCAACCTTTACTAAAATAGCTTAATATGGCACTTAAAACAGTACAATTACAAGTATATATATATGAGGGTACATCAGGCTCTTATACAAACGGTGATTTAAAATACACGTTACAAAACTCTACAATAGGAGATGATAATAATGTAGTATTTGAAATAGCAGAACTTGTTAGGGATTATTTATATTTAACATTCAATGATGATTATTTATCTAAAACCATTTGGGTTACAACGGTAGCTACTTTGTTAGATGAAAACAATAATGTATTTACTTATGGCTCTCCTGTTACAAATACATATTTAGCAACAGATGGGTATGGGTATTTTGAAGATGGTGCAAGTCCTGAATTATCAAGAAATGCATTAATGACTGCAAATAGTATTTACTTACCAGAAAACACAGCAGGAAAACTACCAATATATGCAGAAGGTGTTGGTAAGATTACTATTGATAGCGTAGATACACAAATAACCGACAATGACAATTCAAATCAAAAAATACAGTACGTTACAATACCTGCTAATAGTTCTATTGTACAGGTGTACGATACAGACGATACAACACTACTTAAAACTGTAACAGTTAATAATGTATGTGAACCTAAGTTTACTCCTTATAAAGTAACCTTTGTAAATAAGTATGGTGCATATCAGGATTTATGGTTCTTTAAAAAAGCAATAGAATCATTTAACGTTACAGACGAAAAATATAAAAGAAATACCTTATCTAATGACACGGCAACATACGCAAAATATTTAGGTCAAGAACAAAGGTATAATACAAACGCAACAAAAAGTATTACACTAAATACAGGTTTTATAAATGAGGATAATAACTCTACTATTGAGGAATTGTTTTTATCTGAAAATGTATGGATTAAATATAATGGAGATACATTACCTGTAATACCCAAAAGTAAATCACTTACATTAAAAACAAGTTTGAACGATAAGATGTCAAACTATACAATTAATTTTGATTTTGCGTTTAATAAGATAAACAATGTACGTTAATGCTTACACTACAATTATATATAGAAAACAAACAAGTAGATTTATACGATGATGAATCTGTAACTCTTGTACAATCAATTCAAGATGTAAGGGATATTGAAAAAGTATTTACTGACTTTACAAGAACGTTTTCTGTACCTGCTTCTAAAACAAATAATAGGATATTTCAGCATTTTTACAACTATCATATTATAGGATTTGATGCAAGAAAAAAGATAGAAGCAAAACTCTTCTTAAATAATGAATTGTTTAAAGAAGGTAAAATTAAATTAGAAGGTGTAACAAGAAGAAACAATAAAGCGCATACATATAAAGTAACGTTTTATGGTAATGGTGTAAACTTAAAAGATTTATTAGGAGAAGATAAAATAGATACATTATCCCAAATACAAGAATCATTTAACTTTACATATAGTAATGCAAATATTAAAAGCTATTTAGCAGATGGTTTAGATGTTACCGTCAAAGATACGACATATCAAGATGCAATTATATTCCCCTTAATATCTCATACTAAAAGGTTTATTTATGATTCAGGGTTTTCAGGTACAAGTGCAAATTCGGATAAGATAAATAACATAGCATACGAAGCAGCCGAATCAGGTAATCACGGTTTAGAGTTGTCGCAGTTAAAACCTGCTATAAGAGTATATCCTATTATAAAAGCTATTGAAGCTGATTTCAATATTACTTTTAGTGATGACTTTTTTAATGCACAAAACGAATCTTTTTACAACCTGTATTTATGGATGCACAATAAAACAGGAGGTTTATTTGTAGATGATGAAAATGAAGCCCCAGTAGGTTCTTTTGAATTAAATGATGATTATGGTGCAGTATTAGATTTGTATGACAATTACTTTGTTACACCACAAGCAGACCAAAGAGGAAAAGAAGCAAGGGCGCAAAGAATATTAAATGTATCTATATATCCAAGTGTTGGAGATGAATTTACTTTTACTATTTATAAAAATGGTAATGTATTTGAGCAGTACGCAAACATAAGTAGAGATACAACATCTTTAAGATATGAGATTATAGATTTAGATATTGATGCAGGTAAATATAACTTTACAGTAGAATCTGCAACCCCATCAACTTATGATATTGATTTTTATGTTAAAAGAAAAAATAACTTAGGATGGGGGTACAGAGATATACATTTTAGCGGTACTTCGGAAGTGTTATCAGTTGTACAAATCAATACAAGTAAGAAGTTACCCAACATTAAGATTATAGACTTTCTTACTTCTTTATTTAAGATGTTTAATTTAACATCGTTCCAAAATGATAATGGGATTATAGAAGTTAAAACATTGGATAATTTTTATAGTGAAAGTAGTAAAATATGGAATATAACAGAATACTTAGATAAAACAGAATCAACAGTAGATAATGTTTTACCATACAAGCAAGTAGATTTTAGTTATGAGGGTTTAACTAATTTCTTTGCAAAGAATCATAACGAATTATTTAATGCAGAATGGGGAAGCGAATATTATACTGCTACCGATTTAGACAAAATAGAGGGAGAAGTATATACAGTTAAAATACCTTTAGAACATTTTAAATACGAAAGGTTACAAGATGTTGCTAATTCATCTTTTAAGGATTTGTTATGGGGATGGAGTGCGGATATAAAACAAGAGGCTACATTAGGAAAACCCCTTTTGTTTTACCCTATTAACCAAACAAAAACAATAGGTGTTATAAATAGTGATGGTAGCGTAGATTCACAATCTAAAGTTTACATACCAAGTAATTCAGTTAGATTAACAGATTCAAAAAATATAAACTTTAGTGCAGAACCTAACGAGTTTTTAGGTACACCATTTAAGAAAACATTATTTGCAGAATATTATCAAAACTACATAAAAGAAATATTTGACCCACAAAGAAGATTATCTACAATCAAAGCGTTTTTACCTTTATCAATGTTACTTGAATATACACTTGCAGATAAAATACAGGTGTTTGATGGTTTATATAAAATAAATAAAATCACAACAAACTTTGAAACGAAACAATCTTCATTAGAGTTAATAAATATAAAATCTCAAGCAGGAGAGTTAATAGAAGATACGATTATTGTACCCGATAAATTTGTTCCAAACTCGGTTTGCTTTACTGTTGACCAAACAGATATATTTGCTGACAATTTTATTATAACTACTGATGCAAGTTGTGATGTAGAAGGATTAGAAATAAAATCTACAACTGAAGTAATACCAAATGCCGTAGATGCAGGAAACAAACCGCAAACAGTTGACCATTCAGTACCTATACCTGTTACACAAGCACTTATTAGTTTATCACCAGCAGGATTTACAGGTAGTAATACAGTAATGTTTTCAGCATTAATAGATGAAACAGGACAAATTGGTAATGTATCTAATTGGGCAGAATATGGAGTTTTCTGGACAACTAGCGTACACGCTTTAAATTCTACTGATTTTTCAGTATTAGATACAAATTCATTATTAACAAAAATAGCTGTACAAAGTTCTGCTTTAAATAAACATTCAGCACCAAAAAGTTTTAGTTTAAAAGTAACTGCATTATCACCTAACACAACATACTACTATAAAGCATATATAAAAACTAATGCAAATAGTAATTATAATACAGGGGATGAAACTATAGCAATAACAGATACAGGATTTAGAAAAACAAATATATGATAGAAAATATATTAAACTTATTGGAGTTTGCAAGAAACGAAAAGTGGCAAGGTAAACATATAGATATTGCTTTAGGCAAAAACAAATACCCCGAATCAATTAAAGAAGCGTACCAACAATTTAGAAAGGAACTATGAGCATAAAGAAAACAATAGAATTAGAAGCTAAAGTAGATAAGGCTGAAAAAGATTTAAAAGGCGTAGCTGATAGTGTACAACGCATAGACGATAACTTAACTGACGTAAAAGAAACCACGGGAGGAGTTGCAAAAGGTGTAAAGGGTATTGGCAACGCTATAAAAGCAGCAGGAATCGGATTGGCTATTGCAGCTTTTTCTAAACTTGCAGAGGTATTTAATCAAAATCAAAAAGTAACAGATGCTTTTAGTACTGCCTTTGAGGCATTAAGTTTAGCATTTAATGATTTCTTTAGATTTCTTGATTCAAACGTAGGAACTATTATAGATTATTTTAAAGGCTTGTTTGACAATCCTGTACAATCTTTAAAGAACTTTGGTCAAGCGATAGTAGACAACATTATAGAAAGGGTAAGTAGTGCATTAGATGCTTTAGGATTCTTAGGAGATGCTGTTGTAAAAGTGTTTAGCGGAGATTTTGCAGGTGCGGCAGAAAGCGCAAAGAATGCAGGAAAAGAGCTATTTGATGTTGTTACAGGAGTAAATAATACATTTGACAAAGTAGCTGAGGTATTACCTACTGTTGTAGATGGTATAACTAATTATGCTAAATCAACTGTAGATGCAGCAAGAGCAACAGTAGACCTAAACAAACAAGCGGAGGTAGCAGCGGTTATCAATCAAGGTCTTATTGAGAAGTACGATAGACAAGCCGAACAGCAAAGACAAATACGAGATGACGAAAGCAAGACTATTGCAGAAAGAATTGCAGCCAATAATAAGTTAGGCGAAGTATTAGAAGAGCAACAAAAATTAATGCTTGAAAACGTAGATATTACGATTAAAGCAGCACAAGCTGAATACAATAAAAACCAAAATCAAGAAAACTATATTGCTTTACTAGAAGCACAAAACGAACGTGAAGCAGTATTAGCGCAAATAGAAGGGTTTAGGTCAGAACAATTAATTAATAAAATATCCCTTGATAAGGAAGCATTAGAATTACAAAAAGAAGCTATTGAGACAGAAGATGAGCGAATAGCTAAAATTGCTGAATTAACTAACTTTGAAATACTAACTGCGGTTGAAAAGTTACAACGTGATAGGGATAATGCCTTAGCAGAACTTGAGTTACTAGAAGCAACAGAAGCAGAAAAACAAAAGATAAGAGACCATTACGCAGAAGAAGAAGAAAAGCTAACAAAACTAACTACTGCAAATAAATTAGATTTAGCTTCAAATGCTATGGGCGATTTAGCTACAATTTTTGGAGAAGAAAGTAAAGCAGGTAAGGCAGCAGCAATAGCACAAACAACAATAGAAACCTATAAAGGTGCTACTTCAGCTTTTGCATCATTATCAGGTATTCCAGTAGTTGGTCCTGTATTGGGTGGAATAGCAGCAGCAGCAGCGGTAGCAGCAGGTATTGCAAACGTTAAAAAGATAACTTCTATTGGTCCTGCTGTATCAGGTGGTGGTGGTTCAACACCTTCAGTACCCCAAGCACCAAGTTTTAACGTAGTAGGAGCAGCACCTGAAAACCAATTAGCACAAGCAATAGGAGAAAAAGAAGATAAGCCAATTAAAGCGTTTGTAGTTAGTAACGATGTAACAAATGCACAAGCATTAGATAGAAACATTATAGAAGGGGCTTCAATAGGTTAATAAATAACAAAATAAACTAATTATTATTGTTTAAATATGGATATAATAGAACTTTTTATAGATGAAACAGATGAAGTATCAGGAATTGAAGCTATTAGCGTAGTCGAAAACCCTGCTATTGAATCAGACTTTATAGCATTAAAAAACCAAGAGTTTAAACTAGCAGAAGTAGACAAAGAAAAGAAGATACTTATGGGTGCTGCTTTAATTCCAAACAAACCTATTTACAGGGTAAGCGGAGAACAAGAGTATTATATATACTTTTCTAAAGATACGGTTCGTAAAGCATCGGAATTATTTTTTATAAAAGGTAACCAAAACAACACAACTTTAGAACATCAATTAGAACTTAAAGGATTAACTGCGGTAGAAAGTTGGATAGTAGAATCAGAACAAGATAAAAGTAGAATGTACGACTTAGACGTACCTATTGGGACTTGGATGGTATCTATGAAAGTAAATAACGATGATGTCTGGAAACAAGTTAAAGAAGGTAAAGTAAAAGGGTTCTCTAT